CAATCCGTTCAAGCGCTGTGTGATGCTGGTGTTGTAGATTCCACACATGCCGCCTCTGATCTGGTCAGCGCGGATCGTGGTCTTGATGCGCGTACAGACGTCCACATAGCGGTCGTATCTGCCATCCGGATTGGTGAAGTATTGGTCGATGCTCTTGCCGATTCCCTGCTCGTAGCAGTAGACCTGAAAGCCTTCAAAGGTCAGCGGATTCTCACGCTCACGAAGTACACGGTCTGCCTTGACACCAACGTAGTCTTCAACCCTTACTGGTTGCGCCTTCGCTTTAACGCAGTAGTCAGCAAACGCATCCCACATCAGCTCTGGTGTTTCAAAGTTCAACGGTTTTGCCATTACGCCTCGATGTTTGTGACTATTTCAATTATCTTCTCAATGACCGCCACCTTAGCATGCAGTGCATTCGGTGCGCTGCTCTCCTCCAGCGAATCCAGTATGTTGGATAAATTGGTCAACAAATGACCACGATCCTGCCAGTCGAGTGCGCGTGCATCCTGCTCTGCGCTGATGTCGGGTTGTGCGTGCATGTCATTCTTCGTTTAGTTCGCCCAGTTCTCGTAGCTTGTTTCTGCTCCAGCCAAGCGCCGCCTTGCCGCCCCAAAGCAGGTAGCTGATGTATCCGCAGTCGCTCGTTGAGTCTGCGTTGTCGTAGTAGGTTTCCGCGCGTGATAGGTAACTGTGCATCCGCTTTATCGTTTCAACGCTGATGCCCTCTCCCTTGGCCAACTGCTGCGCCCTGACCTTGCCAGTCTGCGTTGCGCATTTGTTGCCATTGCGCTCGTTCAGCTCGATGCCTCGCTTTGCGTTGTTCTTGACGCCATCGCCGTAGTCTGCGTAGCTGTCTTGGAATTTAGTCTTGATCTGCGAGCTGCACACTGCTAAGCGCTGCGCTGCCTCCGGGTACTCGCTCTGCATGGTGGCATCGCTCATGCACCTGGCGAGGAAGTCATGGCGGCTTTCAGTATCGTTAGGCTTGGGTATCGGCATGATTGGATATAGTTATAGGTTGACCGTGGTAGTTAGCATCTATCGCTGCGTACATCCTGGTCAGCCCTTCAATAACGCAGGTGGCGCACCACCAGTTCACCGGCGGGTAGCCAAGTGTCTCGTTGATGCGTGCCAGCCTGTTGACATCATCCGGTGGGATGCGTAGGGTGTGGCTCGCCTGGTAGCGGTCCAAGTAGACACGGAGCGCCTGGGCTTCCAGTAGTTCAGTGGCGTTTAGAGCTTGCATGTGTTTGCGATTGCGACAGCGGCACCGGCTGATGCCAGTCCCACGACAATACAAAGATAAGGCGAAATTGGAATAGCAATGACCAGGCCAAGCCAAAATGCTAGGCACGTCATGCAGCTCAGCGGCTTGCGCTTGAAGATCGCCATCCGGTAGAATGACGCGGGTAGTGCGTAGACTCTGGTCACCGCTATGGATGCCAGGGCAGACAGGATGATGATGATCAGCAGGTGGTTCATAGGTTTTCGTTGATGGCTTTTTTTAAGCGTTCTTTAATCTTCTCGATGGAGTAGCAGATGGACCGGTATGGGATTCCTGTCTGTTGGCTCAGCCGTTTCATGTTCCAGGTCTTCATGTGTTCAGCCAGCAGGTGCTTGTCGTATGGGAAGTCTCCGGGCTTAGCCCAGCGTTCTATCTCATTGAGGCAGATCTCCCAGGATCGCTCCACGATTGCCTGGTAAGGTTCGTACTCTGTGTCGTGTATGTTGGCGTCGATGGTGACGCGGTCTTCGAGGTGCCGGAACTTCTGAGCGAATGGTGACTTGGGCCCTCGGTATAGGTTGAGAGCCACTCGCACCGCATAGTAGTGGAGGTATCCATCGGCGTGCATTCGTTCAATCTTGCCTGCGTCTTTTTCGAGTAGAGCGATGGCCACTTCTTGCTCCAGGTCTTTTGCGTATCGCGGTGGTGCGATGTTCGTCGCAATCTGAGCCAGTGTGCCGGTGCTAACAAGTTTAGCAATGATTTGACGTGCTTCCACATTGGTCGCAAAGATAGAGAGTATTCTTTGGGAATATGTTGTGACCTTGGTACGGCCTTATTTTGTCCAGCCACAGGTACTTGCCCTGATAACGCTGGATGTCTTGGATGACTTGAAGCGCATGTTGCACAGTCGAGTAGTGGCGGCGCATCAGCTTGCCTGCCTCCATCAGCGTCAGCTTCATCTTGAACTTGAGCAGGTACATCAGGCACTGGCGCGATTCGGTGATGTCGCGGTGGCGGTCTTGGCTTTGCATCTGACGCAATCCGATTTTGGTGTGCTTTGTTACCTGTTCGGCGTAGTAGTAGAACTCCTTTTGTCTGTTCATTGGTTGGTGGTTGGTATCGGGTTTCTTTTGTGGTCAGTGTTGCTGTAATAGCCATCAGGATTATTTGTATCCAGTATGTGATACCAGTCAAAGGTCGTGCCGTTTTCATTTTCGGTGCCCATCAGCGCATCACCAGCGGCGAAGGCATCTTGCAAGTTGTCGTAAGCTGAATTATAGTCATGCATCCCTCCGCACCTATCGTAATCTCCGCCTGCAAAAAGTAGAATGTCTTTCATTGGTTGGTGGTTTATGCTCCTGATAAATCGATGCCTACGGCGCGGCAGAACTCCGCCTGCGACCTGATAATCTCGTAGCGAAAGCCGTGGCTTTCTACCAGCTGCTGCCACTGCTTCTGCGCGTCGCTCTGCCTGCGCTTAGCGACCTTGAACTCAAGGAAGGTGACCGGGTTGGATAGGTACGTCATGTCAGCGACACCTGCGACCATGCCCATCCCTTTCAGGATTGCGCCCTGTATTGCATTGGCGGCGTTGTTGTGGTTGAGGTAGAGTAAGCCATATTCACGCGGCTTGAGTTTGCAGAACAGCTTGAAGCAGGCTTTCTGCAGGTTCGCTTCAGAATGGGATGCCATCTTTGTCTTCGGATTGATAGAACTGATTGCGCGGGTACTGATACACCGATTGAACCTCGGCGAAGGTTGTGTAAATATCGATGAATTTCAGTTTACATTCACCGACCATGCCGTTGCGGTTCTTGGCGATTATGATCTCCGTGCTGTCATCCTCCAACTCTTTGTCGTAGTATTTCGGCCGGTGGAGGAAAGTGACTGTGTCGGCGTTCTGCTCGATGCCTCCGCTGCTGCGTAGGTCGGAAAGCATCGGACGCTTGTTGGCGCGGCTTTCATTGGCGCGCGACAGCTGGCTCATCACAACCATCGGCAGCCTGTGTGCCTTGGCTATGATCTTCAGGTCGCGCGTTAGGTCTTCGAAGAACTGGTTCTGGTTAGCAATGTGCGCAGGTATTGACGGCGTTATGATTTGCAGGTAGTCGACGAACACGACCTCGGCGTTGGTGCGCTGGATGTAGCTTTTGATTTTACCAATTCGCATGTCACCGTCATCAACTACAGTCATCGGCAGCTTGGCTATTTCGTCGCACGTCTTAAATAGCTTATCGACCTGCTGATCCGACAGCCGTGCCGGTGTCTTGAGTATCATGGTGTTGTGAACTTCGGCCAGTTGCGAGAGCATGCGCACCACCAACTCTTCGTCGCTCATTTCCAGCGACAGGAACAGGACGCGTTTGCCAGCCTTGGCCATGTTGACGGCCAACGACAGGCTGAACGCGGTCTTGCCCATGGCAGGCCGCGCGGCTATGATGTTTAGGGTTGAAGGCATGAGGTAGCCAAGTACGTTGTCAACCGATGAGTAGCCGGTGCTGATGCCTGCCTCTGCCCTGCCTTCGCGTTTGTCTATCAGCTTAGTCATTACGGCTGATGCGGTGCGCTTTAGCGTTGGCAGCTGGTTGCCGGTTAGCATGGCGTCGAGCGCTTCGAGGTTCGAGGTGTGCAATTGCATTACCTCGAGCGATGACATAACGCTTTGCTTAATATGTTCATTGGCATCCAGTAGCAACTGTCGCAACTTGCGCTTCACCCAATCTTCGCAGTGATCCACGAGGTGGGTGGTTAGGTGCGCGTGGCCTGCCGCCTTCATGTCAATTTCGGTGAGGCGTAACGCCATGTCTTTCGGAAATCGCTGATCCTTCTTGCAGGCAATCGCCAGCGTCATGATGTCGACTGGCTTGCCGTCAATGTATAGCTGTTGCATCACCTGAAACAGTTGCTGCATGAGGCTGTCGTCGAAGAAGTCAACTTTGTTTTCTATGAACGCAATCCCCTCCGCGAGTGCGTTGCGGTCTTGCATCATGATGCCTATGAT